GCTCAGGGTCGGGGACCGAGATGGGCTCGGGTGCCGGCCTGATGCGGTAGCCGGCTCGAATAACATCCTCCATGGTGAAGTTCTGGTTCACCGCCTGCTTCTTGGTTGCCATGATCTTCCTGTCTTACTGAGCAAACTGGGTGAACAGCTGGGAGGCCCACTTGCGGTCGCCGGTCTTGGGGTTCACGTAGAGGACTTCTCCAGGGCCAAACACAGCGTTGCCTCGGCTATCGGCCTGGTAGCCCTTTTGCAACGCCTTCTGGAACTGCTGGAATTCGGCCGGACCTTGGGGCTCGATGGGCTTGGACTTGGGCTTGGTCGGCGCTGCCGGGGCGGGCTTGGCGACGACGGATGCGCCATCCGCAAACGGGTTGGCGGTTGTCTTTCCGGGTTGCTTCGCTGGTTGCGCGAAGTGCGCAAACCTGGGATCAATGGCTGCCATTTGCTCCGGCGTCAGACCTCTCGCTAGAGCCTGCTGGAACAAGGTCTGCATCTCGGCGGGCGTCTTGACTTGGGCGGCGCTGTTGGCGAATCCTTGCGCCACGATCTGCGCAGCTCCGGTATGCTGGAATTTCGCCTCCAGAGCCCGGTAGATCTCCGTTGTCCGATTGGCTATATCCTGAGCAGAAGGAGGCTTTTCGCCTTGTCGATACAGCTCGGCTATCGCTTGGTCCGTTGCGATGGCGTAGGCCTTCTTGTCGTCAAACCCTGCCATCGGGCTTGGCAAGGCGCCTCCAGCAGCAGCCTGGGGGCCGCCGGCCCGGCCGCCACCAGCTCCGCCACTGCCGCCCACCCTTCCACCGCCAGAAAGCAGCAACTCCATGCGGCGCTCTTGGGTGGCGGCGTTTTTTTCAAGCGCGTCCACCTTGCGCCTATTCGCATCCGTCTCGGCAACCTTGTGCTTGAGGTCGAACTGCTTCTCGGGCGACAAGTAGCCGAAGACCGCGTCCCGGAAGTCACCCACCACCACGCGCTCGGGCTGGCCCTCCTGGCCGGGCGCGACCAGCGACCAACCCTTGACCGTCTTGGTTCGGTCAAACATGTCCGGCACATCCACCTGCTTGAACACCGCATTGGCCGGCACAAGGTCAGGGTTGGCGTTTTGCAGCACCTTGAGTGCGCCTTGCGCATTGCCTGCATCGAGCTGCTGGTACGCCTGAAAAACCCCCTTCTGCGCCAGGTTCTCGAGCTTGGTCCGCATGTCGTCGGCAATGTCGAGCTTGGCGTACTGCTCGGCCACGTCTTTGCGCGCCATCAGCTTGGCGTAGTCCGACATCTGCGTCGTCTTGGCAAAGTCCTGCGCCTTGGCTGGATCGGTAAACACCTGCTGGCCAGGAATCGTGCCTCTTTGGGTGGCGCCCTGCATACCGGTGCTGACCCGGGTCGCCGCGGCCGTGGATGCCCCGCCGTTGAGCGTGCCAGCCATGTCGGCCAACACGCCAGCAGCATCTTGGTCTTTGGTGAAAGCGTTGCTGCCGGCGGCGTCCGTCACCTGAAAGCCAGTATCGGTCTTGCCGGCACTCAGCGCCGACTCCACGGCGCCACGGTAATCGCGCTCTCGCTGGCGTTCAGCCTGCGCATCTGCAATTTCCAACATGCGCGCGTTGTGCAGCTCGGTGGCCTGGGTATCGAGGCGGGCCTGCCGCTCGTCCTGCACGGTCTTCTCGCGAGCCTTCAGATAGCCGCCACCCATGCCGGCCAAAAACGATACCATTCCCCTCATGCCTCTTCCCCTTTGACCTTCTTGGCCAGCTTGTCCACCTTGCGCGCCAGGGCTGCAGTAGCAGCCATGTTCATGCCGTTCATCGTGATCAGGTCGATCTGCTTGCCGCCCGGCGCTGCCTGCTCGCCCATGGTTTTCTGGACGTGCTGCGCCATTGGGCCGATGTGCGATCCGCCGTCACCCTGACCGGGCTTGTAGCTCCAGCTCGAGACTGGGGTGGACTTGACGGCATCAAGGGCCTGTTCGTCGCTGACAGGCTTGACGTTCTTCTTGGCACCCTTGTCTGACAAGGCCTTTAGGCCGGACGTGATGGCCGATGAGCCAGAAGCGCTACCCGCATACATGCCGGCGACACCTCCAAGCGCGCTCATCAGCCCGTTGTCCTGGTTGCTGAGCTGCGCAGCCTGCCCGTAAAGCTGACCCGCGCTGTTGTTGCCCTGAATTGCCGTGCTGAAGCCTTGTCCAGCGGTCTGCACCGCGGCATTGGACTGAGCCAGCGGCACACCCACATTGCTCACTGCTGAATTGCCCGCATTGAGCGCCACGCCGGCGCTGGTCGCCTGGTTGCTGGCCAGGTTGCGACCCAGGTTGGCGGCATCCATCTTGCGCGCGTAGCCCTGGAGCTCGACCTGCTCGCGCGCCTTGTTGGCGGCGCCGGCCTTGGCCGCGGCTTCACCCATGGCCATCTGGTTGGACATGGCCAGCATCTTGCCGCTGCCGGGCAACACACCCTTGCGCGCCAGATCACGGTTTTGCGCCTGCTGGGCCAGTGCGACCTGCATACCCACATCGGCCGCTGCCTGGTCGGCCTTGGCTTCGCGGCGCGCGGTCGTGTCATAGTTCTGGGCGTCCGTGACGATTCCGGCCTCCAGCGGACGGAACGTGCCCTTCTGGTAGTTCCAGTAGTCCTGGCTGATCGAGTCGTTCAGCTTGGATGAGGCTAGCTGCTGGTCTGCAATTTGGTATGCATAGTCAGAAGCCTTGTCGCGAGCTGGCGCGTTTTCGGCGTAGATTTTCTGATACCAGTCCAAAGCTTGCTTGGCGATATCGGCATTGGCTTCTGCGGCAGCGTTGACGCCGCTCATGTCGGGAGAGTCGGAGCACATTGGTTATTCCTCCAGGAACTTCACGAACTCAGTGGCCACGGGCGCGTATCCTGCGCGACGCATGAGCACATCCACGCGGTTGACGTGCTTGGTAGTGAAGCGGATTTCTTTGATTTCGAGCGCGCGAAGGCAGTCCTCGGCAAAGCGCAGCAGTGCCATGACGGTGTAGCCACCCCGATGCTCGGGCTTGATGAAAACGGTGTCCTCACTGGCGTAGCGGGTCTGCGTGTGCAGGCTGACGGCCAAGAACATCCTGAGATTGCCGACTAGCTCGCCGGCACGGGTGCGCACGGTGAACTGCAGCAGGCTGCCGGCACGCTCGCGGGCCATGAAGGCCAGGTAGTCTGGGCGCATGGCAAGGCCGTGACGGTGCTTCTCGGTCTCCTGCCAGTGCAGCTCGTGCAACTCGTGCAGCTCGTCCACGATGTCGGCGAAGCGCTCAACCTGGATGAAGTAGTCGCCGCACTGGACCGAGCCAAACATGGACGGACTGCGATTGACCGACTCCACTGCCGACAGCTCGATCGCTGCGGCCACCTCCGGCGTCAACACCTGCCCCAGGTGCGCGCCCAATGCCAGTCGAAGCGGAGTAGCCGCAGATGCCATGGATGCCCTTGAAACGGCCCTCCACATGGGGCCTCATGGGCTACTGTCCAGGCTGACAGCTCGGAGTCAACGTCAGCCCGGCTCCGCCGGCCAAGTGATGTTGAACGGGTCCGGTTGCTCGGTGATGTCGCGCAGCGCCTGGCGGTAGGCGGCCCAGGCTTCCTTGGTGGCCAGCGGCACGTCGGGGAGCTGGGTCCAGTCGGAAGCCAGCAGGCGGCGGTCGCGTTCTGCGCGACGATCTCGCCATTGTGTTTCAGGTGTTCGTGGGTCAATCCACTGCTTGGCGGCGTAGTCAAACGTATGGTATTTGCTCGGCTGCGGTGGTAAATCATGGTGAACATCACCATCTAAATACCCACCATCGTACTCAACACCCTCAAGTATTAAAACATCTTCACTCGCCATGGCTTGCGGGTCATACGCCGTACCAGCGTAAAGAACTTGCCCGGTAGTTTTTGAAATGGCGGTAAATCGATTGTCTGTCATCGCATCATCCCGAAAACAGCAAGAACCTTTTGGACAGTTTTTGCGCCAAAAATATCAGAAGCCGATGCGCTTACAGTGACAGCTCTATCGTATGAGCCGCCATAAAGTGTTACTGAATGCATATATGTTCTGGCACTGAAAAAGTTAGCATCGCCATCCCATGAATCTCTTGATACAGAGTAGCCTACTGAGTTTCCGTCTATGCTCAAAGAGTATCCAGCATAAAAGGCGCCCGAGTAGTTTCCGTACACCGTAAAACTTTCAAAGTTTACAATCAGAACAACTTTTAAGGTTGTATTTGCTTTTAGCAGGATTGTTGTAGATATTACTCCACCAGCTCCAGATGTTGAGTCACTTACTGTTGCAGAGTTTCCTGCAAGCTGAAGCGTATTGATGACGTTTGCCTGGCTGATGGTAAGCCCGCCATTCGTCATCGTGATGCCGGGGAACTGGATGCCGCAGTCGTTCCAGTTAGACATCCAGATGCGGTTTGATCCGGCCCGCATCTCGGCAAACGTGCTGCCGTCGGCATGGCGCGCAAATATCCAGCCGTTCTGCCCATCATCCCATCCCTTGTTGTAGCTCCTGGCGTATCCCCAGTCCCAGCTGCCGCTGTGCTGGAGGTTGATCCGACCAGAGTTCATCGTGGCGGCATCGATGGAGCCGCTGAATACAGCATCGCCAAGCGTGTTGATGTAGAACGTATTAGCGCCGTTCTTCCGGCCAACAAGCCCATCCTGTCCGAAATAGACACCGTTGTTGAGATCGTTTCCGGCAAAAATACCATCTGGCACAGCAAAGTAGAAGCGTCCGCTAATGGTATCGCCAGCCCGGTTGAGCTTTGCGTTGATGCTTGGCGTTACATCGCCGACCGCGGCGCTGCGAGCCCAGTTGGCTTTTGAAGTGGCATCTTCTGCTGCTGCATTGACTGCGGCTACGCGAGCAGCTTCTGCTTTCGCTGATGCATCAGCTATGGCACGCCTCTCCTCGGCCGTCACTTTGCCGTCAGCATACGCACTGGCGTTTACCCTGGCGAGCTCCGCTTGCGCTGCTGCGTAGGCCTCGGCGGCTGATCTTGCTGCATTTGCTTTATTTGTCGCATCATTGGCTGCGTTGACCTCTGCCCAGTATTGGGCATTGTTTGCTTTGGTGGAGGCGTCCCATGCGGCGTTGACTTGAGCGTTGTATTGGGCTGAGTCCGCGCGACTTTGGGCGCCGGTTTGCGACTCTACGTTTTGGGCTGGTATGCTGCCGACGTAGGTTCCGGCAGGGGCACCAACTGTGGCATTCAAGTCCCCGGTGTAGTCCAGGTCTTTTACAGACTTTGCAGACCCAACCATTCCAGACACGTTAAGCGCCCCATTGTGGAGTTGGAATGTCAGTTCACACCAAGAGTCAGGATCAGTGTTTACGTCCCCTGCGTAAATCTCAGCACCATTACCCTCACCACATCCTGCAATACCAACGAGAATATACGCGCTGTGCATTTTGAAGTTAGGGGAGCCAAAAATAGCCTTGCTTGCACCACAGTTATACAGTGCATCAGGTAATCCGTATTCAAGTCGGTGATTCAACGGCTCATCTGCCGTGTAAACAACAATGATGCTGTTTTTTCGGTTTTGTGAGATCCAGTTCAAATCATTGGCTAAGTGGTATCCATGCCTACCTTCAGTGATCTGCCCTTGGCCGTATACGTCGTATGTGTTTTGGTAATAAACCGTACCTTCCCGACTCATGTTGACCAATATGTAGGAACGGCTAGTTCCCATAATGAGTGTGTCAGTGTCAGTGTCTTTTAGACCGTTCCACCATCCTGGCGGTGCTACGTACCCATTGCCGTAAGAGCGGACAGTGAAAGTCCTGGGCTTACCAGACACTCCAGACCAGCTTGCTGTTGTTGCTGCAGCATTGATGCTGGGAACCAAATTGCTGTTGAGCCACCCGCCATCTGGTGTCACAAATTGCGCTGGCAGGGATGCGCCTGCTCCCATGATGACCTGGCCGTTGTGCTTGATCGTCAAGCCTTCGGTGTTGATCTGGCTGGCTGCCAATTGCCCCCGGATGGAGGCAGCGCCAAACTCGGCGTTCCCGTTGCCCCAGATCGCCCAGCCCTGGGCGCCTGAAATGTAGTTCGCCGATGCGATCCACTGGCCGACAGCGATGGTGCCGGCCGTGAGCTTCGAGGCGGACAAGTTAGCGATCTTGGCATCGTCGATGGCGGCGTTGCCAATCTTGGCATTCGTGACCGTGCCGTTCTTGATGTAGGCCGCATCCATGTAGGTGCCGGCCGGAACATAGACCCCGTTGATCGTCTGGGGAGTCGTGTTCACCGTGAACGGGACGATGTTTCCACCGCCCGGCGCACCGACAGCGAACCTATCGGCCAGCACGATCATGTCGCCCGCCGCGCCGTTGTTGTTCATGGCCCAGCCGGTGACGTAGCCGTTCACGTCCAGCTTGACGCCGTACTTGGCGTACAGCTCGCCGGTCTGGCTGGCGCGCGTGGTGGCTTCGGTCTGGATGGATGCCGTCAGCAGCTTGACATCGGTCAAGTCCTCGATGCGCAGATCCTGGGCCTCGTGAACGGAACTCCCACCACCATACGAAAGAATCGCTAGCGGCGCCATTGTCCTGGCATTGCTCGGGAAAGGATGGCCTGTACCGGCGCCGAACTCACCGCTGTACGAGACCCATTGAGCACCGGGTCTTTGATTGCTCGCAAAGTAGTACCACTGCGACCCATCCCCTGATATGTTGTTTCCATCAGCATCAAAAAGCGCCACACCAAGGTATGCGAACGAGTCGGATCCGGAGACTGTTCTGAGCTTTCCTTGCGCCCTGTACGCTTTTTCTGGATTGATGGGGATTCGGACCTTTTCGTTGATCCAGTTCATGACGCCTGCGGCGCTGCTGCGAATTGCAGTCTTGCCCACCGCACCATCGGTCACGCTCACAAATTGCGGGGCTGATCCGCTGAAAACATCCCATGCCAGGCCGCTGCTGAAGTTCGGATCTGCGTTGAGTGCTGCACCGGCGCCGCGCGTGGCCACGGTGGATTGCAGGGTGCTTATCTGGCTGGCCTGTGACGCATCCGCGTTTGCCCTGGCCGTCGCCTCGTTCTGGATGGCGGCGCTCAGGGTCGTGTTGTTGCTGTTGACCGTGGCGCCAAGGGTGGAAATGCTCGAGGCCAGCGCGCTGTCGGCATTGGCCCGGGCCGTCTGCTCGGACAGGATGCCGGCGTCGGCGTGCGCCTTAGCGCTGGTGAGCGTCGCGGCGTCTGCCGCCTGGTATGCAGCGGACAGCGCCTGGCTGGAGCTCGAGATGGCCGAATCCGTCTCGGCCTTGGTGTAGCGGTTGTAGATCTGAACCGCCTGGGCGTTGATCGATCCCTCGGCGTTCGTCACGCGCGCGGCCAGGGTCTCGCGGGCCTGGGCTTCCGCGCTGTCCGCATTGGCGCGTGCGGTCGCTTCGCTCTGGATGGCTGCCGACAGGCTGGCGTCGGCCGTGTTGACCACGGCAGTCAGCGTGTCGATCCGGGACGACAGGCTCGAGTCGGCATTGGCTCTGGAAGTGGCCTCGCTGGTGATCGATGCGGCATTGCCATTGACCTGCGCCTGCAGGTAGTTGATGCTGGTCGTCAGGGCCGAATCCGCCGTCGCTCGGGCCTGCTGTTCGGCCGTGATGGATGCCGTGTTGGTGTTGACCTTTGCCGTGAGAGATTGGAGGCTCGATGACAGGGCTTCGTCAGCCGTGGCGCGTGCAGTCTGCTCGGCCGTCAGGGTGGCGGCGTTCTGCCCCACCGTGGCAGACAGCGTCGTGATGCGCTGCGACAGGGCTTCGTCCTGCGTGGCGCGCACAGTCTTCTCTTCCTCCAGTGCTGCCGTTGACCTGATGCGCTCAGCGACAGCAAGAGCGTCAATACCGTGATTCAGTATGTCGCCTTGCTGCTCGTTGTATAGGTCAGTTTCCTGCAGGGATACGACCTGGGCTGCCAGGGTGGTGCGCTGAGTGGCCTCCGCAGCGTCCCCGGCGATGCGAGCCGTCTGCTCTTCCTGGATGGCGGCCAGCAGCTGGCTGAAATCCCCGCTGCCAGCCGCCGACAGCATGTTGATCTGCTGCTGAAGGGCAGAGTCTGCAGTGATGCGGGATTGGGTTTCGCTCGAGATGGCGGTGCCGCGCGCCTGTGCCTCGGCCAGCAGAGCGGCAGCGCGAGCCTGGCGCTCGGCCTGGATCTCGTTGGCTCGGGCGATTTGCTCGGACGCAATGCGCTGGCTGATGCTGCCGCTCAGCGTGGGCGGTCCGTCGATCAGGTCAATGCGCGCATTGAGATCGGCGTACAGCTGGCTCGATGTGATCTTGCCGCTCAAGGCCTCGAGCAGCAGCGCCACGTCTTGGCCGGTCACTGCCTCCATGCCGTTGATGCCGCCAGCTGGGTCGACGCTGAGCACGCCGTCGTTGGTCTCCCACTTGATCCACAGGCGCCAGGTCGTGGCCGGGTTGCTGGGCTGGGCATAGATCGTGCCGCTGAACTGGCCAATCTCGGCGGCGTCTGCGAAGGTGGGCAGCGGGTCGCCGGCATTGACGACCTTGCCGTACACGCGCGTGCGCAAATGACCATGGCCCTGCCGGTAGATCGGCGCCTCGTGCTCGATCATCACATGGCTGATCGAGGCCGTCACCGTCATATTGCCCGGCGTCGGCGGCGGCGTCAGGTCGGGCTCGTAGGTGTCGACCACGCCATCGCCCGGCTCGAGCGGAACAGAGCTGCCAGCACCAGGCTTGAGCTGGAAGCCGGCGCGCAGCTTCAGCACCCCAGTATCCACCAGGTCGCGGATGGTCAGGCCGCGGTCGAGCGGGTTGCCCTGGCGACCCAGATAGGTCTGGATGACCTCGCGCAAGCGCTGGTTGAAGTTGGGCGCACCGGGCGCCGGCAGGTCGGTTCTGGGGTCGCTCATACCTGGGCAAGCTCCGCGATGCTGGTGCCGATGGCCACGCCCTGAACGGCGTTGGTGCCCTCGATTTCGATCTGCCAGTCCTGGGCCAGGAAGCCGCTGGGCAGGCGGAACGGGTTTCGTCCTGTCACGCTCTGGGTGTGCTTGAGCACGCCATCGGCAAACAGCCTGAACGTGACCGGGTAGGCGTCTGCCGTCACCTCGGCGGCGCTGAAGTTCATCGGGCGCGGTGCCTGGAATTGCTTGCTCCTGGCCCGACAGGTCATCGCCGCGCCGGCATCCCACTTCTTGATGCTGGTGCCGTCGAGCACATAGAGGTGGTCGCGCAGCTCATCGAAGTGCAGGGCGACATAGCCCGTGTCCAGGAAGTAGAGGCCTTGTGGGCTGGATGGATCGATCAGGAAGCCCTTGCGGCCCGAGCCATCGTCGTAGCTGCCGAAGTACAGGCCCTCGTACATCTTGCCGATGATGGAGCTGGGCACCAGGGCCTGCCAGTCCTCGCGCGTCATCAGGCCGGCCGTCAGGATGCGGGCGCCGCCCGAGCCGTACCAGCACAGGCCGTCCTCGCTGGCCCATGCCACGCCGCTGCCCATCGAGACTACGGACCGCTCGGCGACGCAGCCCTGAGACATCTCGACCGGCTGCTGATCCATCGAATCCGGGCTCGATCCGGCCACCAGCAGCGGTCGCCCGGTGGTCAGCACCAGCAGGGACTGGCCAAAGACCCCGAGCGCGACCGGCTTGGCGTCTGGCGGCACCACGTCATAGGCAATCGGCCAGGCGTAGGGCACATAGGCCTCGCAGAACCGCACGCTGTTGCCGGTGATGCCCGCCATCATGCCGTTCCAGAGGGTGGTCAGGTTCTTCAGGTTGGCCTCGGTCGCCCCGGTGCCGGTGGGCACTCCAGGCGCCGGCAGCCAGGCCGATGTGGGCAGCACCTCGCCAAGGTCGCGGTTGTCGTCCGTCGTGCTCGGGGTGCCGTAGGCGATCTCGCGCAGGAAAAAGAACTCGGTCCCGCCGCTCGATCCTGTCTGGGTGCGGTAGATGCGGATGCGGTTGACGTTGTAGTTGCCATCCGGCGCAGCTGCGAAGCCGGAAATGGTCGTCGTGGCGTCGGTCTTGCGCGTGAGCATGGCGCTGACCGGACTCGGCGCGCTCTCCCAGCCCCAGTCGCTCACATAGGTGTAGGCGTAGAAGCAGGAAACCGACTCGGTGGACTCGCCGCCCGATGCAGCCAGGGTGCAGGCGGCGGCCGGCGCCGGCAGGCCCATGGGCCGCCAGTAGGCGCCCGGGTTGTCCTGGGGCGCCACCCCGCTGACAGCGATGTTGCTCGTCACCTTCGGGATGCCGTCACCCGAGTAGTAGGTGCGCTCGGTCGTGTCGTCAGCCTCGAAGCCGCGCACGGCATGGACCACGCCGGTCCAGGACAGCCAATAGGCGTTGTCGCTCGGCGTGTCGCGTCCCATGCGGTAGATCGTCTGGCGGCCGGCCGGAACGGTGGCAACCTGAGCCGGCGCCTTCCAGGGCCGCAAGTCGCCGCGACCTGGCTTGCAGTTGCGACTCACGGTGCCCACGTTGTCGGGCAGCAGCCTGGGCTGGATCGCTCGGTTCTCGCCGGCAAAGCCGGCCCATCGGATCACGGCCATCAGCGGCTCACTTCCCGGGCTGATTTGTAGGCGGCTCGGCACTCGCTGAGATGGGCTCGAACTTCGTCGGCTCGGGCAGCTTCCCAGACAAGAAAAGCCGCATCCTGTCGGAAAAGCTGAGCTCCAGTGCAGGAGGCAGCGGGTCCAGCGCCGGCAGGGTCGGCGGCGGCGGCAGCATCGCTCCCGACAGCGGGGCGTTCGTCGCGGTTGCGCAGCTCGCGCAAAGCAGCGTCACGGGCAGCAGACAGATGGCGAATTTCACGGGTCTTCTCCTGGCGGATCTTGTCCGCAGCGAATTGCAGGGCCTGCTCACGGGCGCGGGCCTGCAGGTTGGCCTGCACGGTGGCGGCAGCGTCGGTGATGCGCTGCTGGTCCCACTTGGCCTGGATCTCGGCCCGGCCGGCATCCAGGCCGCTCGCATGGATGGCCCAGCCGGCGATGGCCAGGATGGCGGCGATCAGCAGGGCTGTGATGGCGCGGGTCATGGTGCGTCTCCCATGCAGGTCTTGAACTCGGCCTGGCGGCGCTTGGTTAGGCCCGGCAGCACGCGGCCGGACTGGCGATCCCAGCGCAGCAACTCGCGGCAGGCGCCCGGGTAGTCCGGTGGATCGGCGCGCAGCTTGCGCACCAACGTGCTCGAGCAGGCAGCGCCGGTGCCCACGTTGTAGGCCCAGCTGACGTAGGCATCCCACTCCCGCTGATACAGCGCCACGTCGCCGATGCAGGCCCGCAGCTCGCGCTGGTGACGGTCGGCATCAGCCAGCAGACGAACCAGAGCCCGATCCGGCGTGGTGCGCGCGCCCAGCTTGACGCCTTCCGTCGAGCCCCATCCCAGCGTCGGGACATCCTGGGGAGTTGGCAGGTAGGCCTCGCCACGGTACTGCTCCCAGCCGGCAATGCCGACCAGGGCAGACGCCGACAGCGACAGCGCCGCGATGGCGATCCGGGCGCCCTTCACCACCACAACCTCCACCAGAGCAGGGGCCAGAGAATCAGCAGCTGGGCGTTCATCGGTACATCTCCATCTTGGCCGCGTGTTCCTCGCGCTCGCGCAGCTCCTGGGCCTCGCGCAGGCGGATCTCGGCGTTGGTGAGCTTGTGCCGGTAGTACCAGTTCACCAGGAAGCCACCCAGACCCAGCAACATGCCGACCAGGACGGCGAACTCGGACGACAGCAGCCAGCCGGTGACAGTCACGCTGGCCCCGGCGTAGGTGGACTTGCTGCCAACGGCGGCCAGGGCCGCGTCAACGGTTTGGGATGTCGAGTTCATCGGCGGGTCTCCGGTGGTGCCTGCACGCGCTGCCGTTCGCACTCGAACGCGATGCGGCAATGGTCAGGCTGGAAAAAGAAAATTGCGTCGATCAGCGGGCGCGTGATGCGCCCCCAGGGACGGCCGGCGCGCTCCATGCGGTAGGCGCAGGAGCTCAAGGTCTCATCGGCCCAGCCGCCCAGCAGCGCGTTTCCGAGCTGGTCGATGGCGATGAGCACTTGCTGCAGCCAGAACAGGATCGGGTTCATTTCGCAGCCTCCAGAACGTCAGCCACCGCAGGTGCTGGATTGCGCAGCTGGATCAGGGCCAGTGCAGCAGGGCTGGCGGCGTCGACAACAGCTTGAGCGGCACTGCGCCCGGCCAGGTCGGCATCAATCCCGGCCTGATCCGCCGCTTCTGCATCCGCAAGCGGCTGCCCCAGCCGGCGCATGGCCTTCTCCACATCCAGAACTTCCCGCAGCAGCGCCATGTCCTCCATGGCCTGCTTGCCCATCTCTCGCGCCCGCTCGCTGACCTCGGCATAGCGGGCGATCTCGGCGGCGTCCTCGGCGCTGAGCTGGTACTGCCCCAGTGCGGCGCCGGTGGCCTTGCGGTTGAGAATCGCCACGGCGGTCGGGCTGAACTCCGAGGCGATCAATGCCTCGGTCCGGTTGGTGATGTCGGCCTCGGACCAGACATCCGAAGCCATGAGGTTGACAAAGCTGGTCATGCGGCGCTCCTTACTGCTTGAACTTGGACCCATGCGGTATAGCCAGGCGCCGCGCCGAACCGAAGGGTCTCCTTGAACCCGTCGAACAGCCGCGTGTAGTCCTTGGTCGCGCCCTCCTGCTTCAGTGCGCCGGCCGACATCACCGCCTTGGCCTCGTAGCCCACCGGCAGGATGAAGTCGGTGAAGCTGATCTGGACGGCGGTGCCGGTGGCGGTTGCGGCCTTGGAGAGGTAAGCAGTCGTGCCGCTCACGGCCGTAATGACCGTGCCGGCAGGGATGCCAGCGCCCGTGACCTGTGCGCCGATGTGGCTGGTCGGGTAGGACAGACCCGCCACGTTGGTGATGCTGGTCGAGCCGTTGGTGGTGTTGGCCGTGAAGCCGCCCACATAGTCGAACGTCGTGAGGTTGCGCGCCAGTCGGGCTGCAGACTCGTCGCGCTTGACTAGCTCCTCGCGCAGACCGTAGGCCGGGATGGTGATGTCCACGCCGGGGCTTGTCGTCGTGCGGGCTTCGAGCTTGACGCCCGATGTGGCTGAGACTTTCGAGAAGCTGCCAGCCGGCACGGCCTTGACGCTGGTGCGAACCAGGCCAGACCACTCGCTCTCGTTGGTGGCAGACACAGCGATCCACTTGTCGGTGGCGTCGTCGTAGGTCAGATCCGCGATGACGCTCGAGTCAGGCAGGCAGCACTGAGCGCCGTCGCGGAACAGCTGCTTCTCCTGCTCGTACATCCAGACAGATTGCTCAGGCATCGGCACAGTGGCGGAGAACTTGAGCAGCGCGATGGAGCCAGGGAATGGGGCATCCAGGGCGTAGCCGTTGCCGATGGTCAAGACGGCATTGCTGTTGTTCAGCGTCAGCAGCGGGTTGCCACGGGTGACAGCCACTTCCACCCCGT